AGTACGGTATGGCTATCTGTCCTGTTGGTGAATATATGGAGCGTCACCACATTTTACCAAAATCGATGGGCGGTGACAATTCTGAGGCTAATCTGGTATACCTGACGCCTAGGCTGCATTTACTTGCACACTGGATGCTAATGTTGATTCACAAAAACATGCCAATGAGAGTTGCTTATGCAACAATGTGTTCTCGTAAGGGTGTGCGTCTAACTCCAAAGATGTATGAAATTGCAAGAAAGGCTGTCAGTGGCGCTAATAGCGGGCTTTCTAGAAGAGTGCATACACCATTAGGGTGGTTCGGCTCTGTAAGAGAAGCCGCAAGAGCTCATAATACTGTGTCATCTAATATCTCAGCCAAAGCATCTAGCAACAAATTCTTCCATAGCGAATACTACTATGAAGAGGGGATTACAAAGACAGAGGAGTGTGCTTCTGGAAAACATCGCGCAATCAGGATACATACACCTGCTGGGGTATTTGAATCAGCGAGAGCTGCTGCATTGCATTATAAAGTGTATCATTCCACAATCTCTAAGTGGTGTAATTCTGACCCTTCAAATTTCTACAAAGAAGATGTTGATGATTGCAGCTCTGTAAAGTCTAGAAGAAAAGTACATACTCCTTTGGGATGGTTTGATTCTGTAAGTGCAGCGGCAAGGGAGTTAGGGCTAAGTGGTCCAGGTGCTGTATCTAGCAGGTGTAAAGCAGGTTGGGACGAATACTATTACTCCGAGTAAGTCTAGCGAACTTATTTAATAGTTAGGTCTTTTTACGGCGCAGGTGAGCGCACTCAAGTAATGAATATTGAGGCTAAGCTTGCAAAAGCATTAGCGAAGGACTCCAATAAGCTAGTCATCCGTGCATCTGAGAGAGATGTGGTATTGAACGAGATTAGCGCACGAATGGCTCGTTATGAGAAATACGACCCTGACATGTATGAGCGCCTAAAAGCACTTAGAAAAGATGTTAAGGATAGCTTTGATAAAGGTCTTGACCCCGGTCTTGACCTTATGGAGCAGTTGTATTTCTTGGGTCCAAGAGAGCGGGAATTTGTAGAGCGCCTTACGCGTAACTACAATGAAGTAATAACACCTCAAGACTTTAGACTTATTGGCACTATCATGTCTGAAAATATGTCAGAACAAGTGCCTATTCTGAAATCATTCACTCGTTATTTTGGGCGGCTGGCTGAAGAGTTTCTGCTCAACGCCAAGCCTAAAGACTCAGCATGGGATGCAGAAGCTGAAATTGGCAAGGCAATTTTAGGCACTCGTAAGAAAGTGCCTGATGTGCTTAAGCGGTTGCCCGGCTGGAAGCCTAATAGTGCATTAGCTGATATTCTATTCGGTGTTAGAGAGAAAAAGCTCCCAAAAAAGTGGACCTCTGTGCCATCTATAAATTTCAGTGGCAAGACAATTGAGCAGACATTTACACAGACTTTTGAAGAAAAGCTTGTGTATAAGGATGCTGATGGTAACTGGATAACCAACTTTGTACAAATCCCGCAAAAGACGGATCCTACAGTTTGGGAGCAGTTAACCAATGTTAAAGATAAAATCAATGATATCGCAGATGTGACCCAGGCTCGTACTGGTTATGGTGTTTCAATGAATCACAGTAATGATGCCACACTTGTAAAGGCCTTCCATCTGTGGGGCCGTAAAGTAGGCATCTCCACATCTACAATCCATGACGCGTTCTTTGCAAATGCGGCCGACATGCTAGCGGGGCGAGCTGCTCTGCGTAACATATATGCGGATACTCTTGACAAGAATGTTGTAAAAGACACATTGGATGAGATGTTGAAACGTGGATTGCCTCGTGCAATTTACAACAAGTATCTGGAAGAGGCCATTAGCACCGGCCTTATACCTGTGCCTGGAAGAAGTGTAGTTGGCGGTAAGGTGCTGAAAGATACAGACATTCTTCGTAAGAGTGATGTGTTGGCGCCTGTACCTGCTGGATTCAATAATGATTTAGGGTTTTACGGAGTGGGGTAGTACCTCATACCAACTAACGGGTTGTACCCATGGAGTTTAAAATGAGCACCGAAGAAAATAATTCAGGAGTTCAGCAGCAACAGAGTGATGTACAGCACAACGTTGATGTTGAAAAGGTTGTGAGTGAACGTGTGGCTGCAGCCATTGCTGAGATCAAAGTGAAGCTGGACGCTGCTTATGAAAAGCGCGATTCTGCAAACAAAGAGCTCGAGAGCTATAAGCAGAAAGAACGGGAAGCCGAAATTGCTCTGCTTAAAGAACAAGGCAATCTTAAAGAGGCTCATGAGAAGGAGCTGGAAACTCTTAAGGCAGAGAACAACAAACTCTTGCAACAAAATCTGTCATTGACTCGTGATGGTGCTATCAAGAATGCATTGACTGGCTATGAGACTCGCAATGCAAAAGCTGCAACTGTTGCGCAAGAAGCTATTGCATCAGAATTGATTCGAGATGATTCTGGTGTTTGGGTTCACCGCTCTGGCAAGAGCATTCCTGCATTTGTGGCAGAATTTGCTGCAGATGCTGAGAACGCATTCTTGTTCAAACCTAAAGCCAACAATGGCAGTGGTGGCGGCGGTAACACACAAGTTGTGGACACTAATGCTAAAAAGTCTCTGTTCGCTATGTCACAAGAAGACGTAATTAAACTTGTCCAAGAGGGCAAACTTAAAAGGAAATAAGAAATGGGTGCAACTACTACTGTCGACGGCGTGGAAAACTACGTCCTTCAAGAAACCATCGGCGCGTACTCTGATGAAGCCTATACCAATGCCAAGAAGCTTGTCGGCACTGGAATTACTCAAGCTTCTAACGAGATTGATGTTAACACTGAGACCTTCATTGGCCAGACTCGTTGGTTCAAGCCGCTTGCTCCGGTAATTAACGTTGCTAGCATCACTGATTCCACTGACGGCACCGTCACCCCGCACTCCACTGACTTCCTGGAATATGTGAAGTCTGTGCGTACGCATGGTGCTGAAGATGTTAACATGAAGCGTGTAGTCACGCAGCAAGACGGTCTGGCCAAAGTTGGACGTGACTTTGCTGAGACTCGTGCGCAGGACGAGCATAATGCCATTCTGTCTGTACTGAAGGGTGTTGCTGTTGCAGAAGCTCTGAATGGTGCTGCCACTGGCTCCGGGCAAGCAGGTCTTGGTGGCCAGACTTTCGACAATGACCCGACTGATGCTCGCTATGGCTTCTATGTGGACCTTGGCGCTTCCAAGCCGGTTGTTGCTGCTTCGAGCTCTGTGCAAGGTGCTGCTCGTGCTGAAGGTTTCCTGCAAGCTTACGGTATGGCTTACAAAGACTACGAGCCTTCGTATATGTACCTGGCAGCCAGCCCTGAAGTTATGGCTTCTTTCCGCTCTGCCAACCTGATTGACAATGATCGTGTCACTGACGGTTCCATCGAGTTTAGCACCATTTTCCAAGGTAAGTTCCGTCTTATCCCGACGCGTGCTGCTCAAGGCTTTACCACTGCTCAACTGACTAAGCTGAACACTGGCGCTGGCATCGACATCGTCGGTACCAAGACCTCTTTCCTGATCCTGCCTGGTTCCGTGGCTTTTAATGCACTGGAAGTCCCGATGCCTGTGGAAATGGAACGTAAGCCTGCTGCTTACAAGGGTGGTGGCAAGAGCTCGATCTGGTATCGCTGGGGCTATGTTGCTCACCCGCAGGGTTACACCTGGAACGGTAATCGCGAAGCCTTTGCTAGCGATGCTGACTATCAGGCTGTCAGCGCTAATGGCACTCCGACCGTGCTGACTGCTGCTACTATTGATGCCAACACCAAGGGTATCTGGAAGCGTAAAGTGGCTTCGGCACTCAGCCTGGGCATCCTGCCGGTGTTCCACTCCTAAGAGGTGTTGAATGGCACTTGTCAAGAATACCAATTCATACGTGACAGTAGCTGAGGCCGATGCCTACTTTGCGGACAGACTTAGTAACGATGTATGGTCAGCTCTGTCTCCCGAAAAGAAGGCGCAATCTCTTGTTGCTGCTACAGAGTACATTGATGGGTTGCGTTGGAAGGGCAGTGCCGTTGACTCTCAACAAGCATTGGCTTTCCCTCGTGTAGGGTCATATTATGATGCTAAGCTTGGATCATATCAAGAGATGAATCCGACACCGTCTCGTGTAATCACGAGTGTATATGAGACGGCGATGCACCTTGTCAAAAACGAAGGTGTTCAAGAGGCCAATAGTGTAATTAAGGGCCTCAAAGTCGGGCCAATCGAGCTGACCGACATCAGAGCAGTCTCGGTAACATCTCCTGTTGTCAGTAACCTGTTAAAGGACATGCTTGACAATAGCGGACGTACTTGGTGGAGGGCTAACTGATGCGTGCAATGGTAATGCGCCAAGTACGTAATGCCTTCAAGATATGCGGGGACTTGCTTGTAAGTGTCAATTTAGAGCTAAAGGCTGCAACAAGCTACAATATGGGGGATATGCTGGCAGTAGTGCCGCCAGCTATGCCCACAACTATTCAAGGCATTTTCTTGAACGAGACTAAGTTGAAGGGCGCAATTGCAGAGATTATCTTTATTTCAGAAGATGTGCCTGATCTGTCTTTGTACTCCACTCTTACTGTAAATGGTAAAGTTTGGAAAGTTGTAGAGCCTATTGTAGATGACACTTATCTTGTTAGAGTTGGACTGAACTAATGGGCAAATACACAGTATCTACCACTGCCATATTTGGACAATTCACCACAGCGCAATGGGATTCTACGGGGATCTTGGCTGTGCCGGCTGACTTTCAGCCTCCGCAGGGCACCTTAGAGTATGTCAGAGTAAGTGTATTGCATGGCAACTCTGGAATTAATGCTCGCTCCACTTCCGGCATCATCAATATTGACATATTCACACAAAATGGACTAGGCCCTGCAAGGGGTCTCGCCATTGCTGACATGCTTGACGAGGCGCTGTCTTGGATTGCTATTAACGATTCTGGGTATATCCAGACGGGTGTTAGCTCACTTTCACCTATGGGCGTTGATGGCAGCAATCCTGCTCTACAGCGTCATCTGTACACCACTCAATTTAATTACTTTGGAGTTTGAACAACTATGGCACACATTACTTCCATTGGCGCGAGCATGTTCTCGGACCTGTCCATTGCTAACCCCGCCACTGATGTCGATAAGACTGTAGATACCGAGGCCAAATTTGTAGCCCTTTTCGCTAAAGAGGGCGATGCAAAACTGGCTGGTAACTTTGTACGCGTTAAGAATATTCGTGAATTTCCCGCAATGGGAACTCCTCCGAACGTTGTTAACGTTCCGGTTTATGGCCAGAAGTCTTCGCAGCAGATCCAGGGGCAATCTGATGCACCGTCTCTGGAAATTACTGTTAACTATGTACCGGCAGATTGGGCTGCTAGCGGTACCTTGGGCGGTATGGCCATTGATGGCAAGCTTCGTGCTTTCCGATTCTCCCTGCTCAACGTAGCTCCGACTGGCACTGGCGACACCCAATACGCCTCCATTGCTCTAGGCCTCGGTACCGTCGGTAATAGCGAATACTACTGGCTTGGTAAGGTTGAGGCCATTCAGGTCAATCCGCAGCTTACTGATGCAAGTACTGCCACTATTACCTTCACCATTCAGTCCCCGTTCTACGGCCCCTACACCGTCAGCTAATTGATGACAAGAGAGGTGTCTAATGATGCCTCTCATTTAAATGAGAAGATAATGGTAAATTTTGACAAAGAATATGTACTGCGCACGACTCTTCAACACATGCTAAAGGCCGTTAGTCGTAGTATTGAAAAGACTACCAATCGCTTCCCTGAATTTGCCAATGATACGGTAAAGTCCAAGGAAATTTTCATCACTATTGCTGAACTGAACTCCATTCGCAATAACCTCACCAAGCAAATCAAAGGGCTCTAATCATGGCAAATCGTTTCGCATCTATTAACATCACTACTGATCACAAATTTTGTGGGGAGACCGTTAAGATTCGCAAACTTACGGTAGACCAAGTCGCTCAGATCCAGAAACTGGCTAAGATTGTCGACAACTCCAAAGAATCGGATGAGAATGAAAACGCAAGCCGTAACCTTTTGGAAACCATGATTAAGGCGGGTGTAGGAGAATTTGAAGAGTTCTCTAGCGAGGATTTTGGCAGCCTGCCTATTGATGAGCTCTCCAAGCTCTCTAATGCCATCATGAAGTATTCGGGCTTCGGCAAATAATGGAATTAGACGAAGAGGAATTGCAATTATTTGAACTAGCCTTTCTTCTTCGTATGCCAGTCTATAAGATTATGGCAGAGATGCCATATGAAGAGTTGTTAGGCTGGTTTGCTTACTTCAAAGTCAGGCCGCCTGGCTGGCAAGAGGATTATCGGGCTAGTTTGATAATGCAAAGCCAAGGGGCTAAAATTAAGGCATCTGAGTTATTCCCCTCATTACAGACACTTGCTAAGTCGCAGAAGACAGATAATGGCCTTAAGAATTCAGCATTTTTCTTAGCTATGCTGGGCGCAACCGGGGGTAAACTCCCTTGTATGGAGGATTGAAATGCTGAATATGAAATTCAGAGTTAACGATTCCATAGCTCAGCTAGAGAAGAAAATAGCAATAGCAGCCAAGCTGTTAGTAGAGAATGAAATGTCTCGCCTTAAAGCCTCGCTAGAAGAGGCAACGCCTGTGGACACTGGACTTGCTAAAGCAAGTTGGAGGGTAGTTGCAGAAGGCAGTGATCGTTACAGAATAATTAATGACACTCCATACATCGAATTTCTTAACGCAGGTTCTTCTAAGCAAGCTCCAGCGTTCTTTGTTGAAAAGACTGCGTTAAAGTATGGCAAACCTAAAGGGATGCTTGTGATTTATAAGTAATACTAGCCCCTCTTTAGAGGGGTATTTTTCGAGGAGTTATGATGAGCTTAGAGCTAGAGGTACTTTCTAATACTCGTAAGGCTCAACAGGATTTAAGTAAGCTTGATCTTGCCGTTGGTAATATCCAAAAGTCTGTTGAAAAGAATAATGTGGCATTTCAAGGTCTTGCTAAATCTGCGCAAACTTCCTTGAATGGTTTAGATAATACTGTGAAGAGCGTAGTCAGCTCTTTGCAGACAATGGCAATTACTATTGGTATGCTAGGCGGTGCTATTGCATCTGCAATGAGTCTAGCAAGGGTGACCGATCAGTTTATCAATATGCGGAGTCAGCTCGAATTGGCTACGCGGTCACAAAATGAATTCAACGCTGCATTTCGTGACACCTCTTACATTGCTGTAAATACCCGACAAGATCTTGCGAGTGTGGCTTCGTTGTACGCTAAGATATCCTCTGCTGCACAAAGTTTTGGAGGCACCCAGCAGCAAGTCGCTGTATTCACTCAAGCAGTCTCTAAGTCAATCGCAGCTTCTGGGGCATCGGCACAAGCATCGTCTGCTGCAATTGAGCAGTTAGGCCAAGCGCTCGCTTCTGGCTCGTTTCAAGGTGACGAGTTGCGCTCTATTCTGGAAAATGCTCCCGCTCTTGCCAAGACAATTGCAGACGGCCTCGGCAAATCTATAGGGGAACTACGGGCACTTGGCGCCGCTGGGAAGCTTACTGCAAGAGATATCTTTAATGCAGTTTTGAAAGAATCTGGAAATGTGGATGCTCGTTTTAAGAGAATGGGCGTAACATATAGCTCTGCATTTACAAATTTAGGCAACAGCTTTAATTTATTGTTTGATGCAATCAGCCGTTCATTTGGGAGCTCTACTGGAACTTTCGCAGATAAGCTGAATGGCATTGCAGTGTCTGTTGCGAATATTGCATTTAATTTCGACCACTTGGTCCTTCAGGCTAAGACTAAACTGCTGCTATTTGCAGCGGACGTTGTCAATGTATTTGACAGCTTGACTGCAAGGCTGGGTAAGGCTGCAAGCTTTAGTACTGATTTTAATATTGGTGTTACTCAGATAAACATCAAAGACTTTATACCGAATTTGAAAGAAATGCGAGACCTCGTAGGTAAATGGGTCTATGACGTTGAACGTATGTTCTTTTGGCTTTACGATGAAGTTATTGGACACTCGTGGATTCCAGATCTTGTTGAGGGTATCATCAAGTGGACATCTAAGCTGGTGCAAGCGCCTCTCGGATTTGTGACTACCTTTGTAAACTCAGCTATTGGTCTGTTTGCCAAATTGTTTAAATTTGCTTCCAGTCCTATAGTGTTGACTTTCGGAGGGCTTGGTGCACTAGCTGCTTGGACAGCCAGTGGTGGTACGGACGGCCTCTCCAATATGGTGAATAAGGTTGCAAATGTATTTAAGACATTCATCACCACTGTTAAAGATGTCGGTGCCCGTTTGTGGGAAATTGTAAAAGAGTTATACGACAAGGTTAAGCAAAAGCTTAGTGGTGATACTCCGAATAGGATGGCTTTTCAGAAGTATTTACCAGAATCAGTGAATAAGAAAATTGAGCTAGCCCGCACCACTATTGCTGATTTGAAAGAAGTGTTTGACAAGTCCACTTTTGGGCATAACTTCAAACAACTCCTTGGCATTAAGGACAACATAAAGGATCTAGTCCCTGGTACTAATTTTCAATATGATACTAACGCATATGTAGGGAGAGGCCCGCAACGCTCGTCCAAAGATCGTACATTTGGCCATGACTTCTTCAATGCATTGCCTGACAAGTATCAACTACCAGTATTCACCGGGCTGTCAGCTGCAATTATGGGTGCAATCGTGCTAGCGATGGATGCATCGCCTGTGAGATCTGTAGTGCTGGGTTTGTTTACGACAGCCGCCGGCGTGTTTGCAGCTAATGTATTCTACGACAAGAATATTAATGAGTTTACTGGATCAGTGACTGATGGCGTCTTGTCAGGTCTGAAGAAAGGTATTAACTTCTTGTTTGGTGAAGGGATCTTTACTAATAAAGATCCTTTTAGCCTTTTGGTGCTTATAGCAAAACTGTCTCTGTTGTTTGAAGCCGGTCGTAAATATATGCTATCCATGGCAGGTGCAGTTGCAATGGCACCTACAAATATGGCACTCAGAACTGTGGATCGTGGGGCCTTAGCTATCGGCCAACTACAACAATCCAGACTTGCAAAGGCACTTCAAACTTTGCCAGCTACAGTAAATGCAAATGTCGCAAATGCTAATTCTGCAATGCGAAGTTCAACTGCTGCTTTGGCTAATTCGCTTAACGGCAATAACACACGAGTGGGTCCAGCTATCGCCGCTGCATTTGCTAACCGCGGTGCTCCAATAAGCTCTCTGAATCAATTTAGTGGTGCTGCCAGACGCGCAGCCATCGAGGTGTCAAGGAATGCACAGGTACAGCGTCTAGCTAATAATGCCTTATCGCAATTGCCATCTCAAATTAGTGCATTGACTACAAGACATACCGCAATAAGTGAAGCTAACAAGTCATTGTCCTCAAAGATTACTGAACAGACTACGGCGGCTAAGCAGAACTTAGTCGGTTTTGGTGGGAATGCCGGTGGCGTTTTGGGATCCGTTTATGGTTTTAATATTGGCCGTAAAATGGCAGAAGGAATGGATGGATACTCTGACTGGACTAAGATTGGGGTTACTGTAGGTGCGGCTCTCGCAGGGCAGTTTGTATTTGCAGTAGTAGGCTCTACTCTAGTGAGCACTCTGCTGAACCCGTTTGTAATCGGTGCTGCAATTATTGGCGTAACGCTTTTTAGCATTTTTAAAAAGTTTAGTTCTTTTTCTGAGTTTGGAGATAGCATTGGTAGAGCAATTGAAATAGGGATTGCTAAGTTTATAGATGCTACACCAAAGTGGGTAGAGATGCTGAGGGATTGGACTCCTGAATGGGTTAAGCGTTTGCTGCCTGATGCAGTTGTGACTCCTAAAGTTAATGCACCGCAAGGCCCTCGCCAGCCCTATGTGCGCCCTGACCTTTCAGCTTCGCTTAATGCTGCGGGTAATCTTGCGGCTACACCGTTCAATAACACATTCAGCTCAGCAGTAGACCAGACTCTCGAAGTACATAAGATCCAAGACACTATAAAAGTGATGGATCAATTGATCTCTGACGCTAATTCTAAAATGCTAGCTATTCCGCGTTCGGATACAGAGGGCAAAGATCTAGCCAAGGATATAATCTCCAATATGCAAGATCAGAAGTTTATCTTGGTCAAGAAACTGGAGGATGCTGGTGGACAACCCATGTCGGTGCTGCGCGGCGCGGAACAAGTTGAGTATAAAAATAGAACTCCGGGGTATATCCCTCCTGTCGTAGGTCCAGGGGCAATGGAGCCGTTCAACGACTGGCAGTATAAATTTGGTGTTGTTCTCGATAAGGCTGCTGAGGATATTTCTGCAAAATCTGTCAAAGCACTTGATTCTATCAAGACTTTCTTCATTGACCTCAGTGCAATGCGTGCAGGTGTAGATGTTCCAATAAAGCGTGCAAACGGTGGGTCAGTATGGGGCGCAGGCACTGCCACTTCTGATAGTATTCCTGCTATGCTTTCTAATGGGGAGTTTGTGGTAAATGCCAGGGATGCTGCTAAGCATAGGGGCTTGCTAGAGTCCATTAATTCGGGAAGTATTCCTAAGTTTGCAGACGGCGGTGCGGTAGAGAAATGGAAAGAGTATGCCAGAAATGCTGCAAATAAGGCAGGCCTTAACCCAGACTTTGTAGTCAATCTTATCACTGTAGAATCGAACTGGAATCCTTCTGCTGTGTCTCCTGCAAAGGCGGCTGGATTGGGGCAGATGATCCCGTCTACAGCTGAGCAATTTGAGATCCCGTATACTGATCTTTTCGATCCGTTGAAGAGTATTGACGCTACTATTAAGTATCTTACAAAGTCAATGGAGCGGTTCGGTAATGATCAGTTGAAACTGGCAATTGCATATAATGCTGGCGAGGGGCGGTTGGCAGGGAATATGGCGAAGAATGGTGGTGCAGTGAACATCTCTACACTGCCTGAAGAGACGATTCAGTACACCGCTAAATTGAAAGCTGCCGGAAGTGACCTGGCTGGCGGGATAAGCTCTATAGGTACTGAGTTCAAGGGCACCTATAAGGAGCTTAATCAGAAGGCTCTGGAGTTGCGTAAGGCTGGTGGTGATGCATTTGTTGTGGCGAAAAGTCGCACAGATGCTGTTCTAGCAAAGGTTGCAGATTCTGCAAGCAATGTCGCTACTGGCTTTATGAGCTTATTTGACAATTTGTCGGGGGATTTCTCTAAAGACTTTGTAACAGTGTACGATCGTGCTAAGAAAATGGCGCTTGACTCTATGAAGTCTCCCGATAAGCCTAAGATGGCTGAAGATGTGCCTTCTTTCACTAAGCAATTTGCCGACACTCCGGATATGCTCGGTAATTATACTTTGCTAGGCGGGGCTTTTGAGAAGTTTAAGATTGATTTCGGCTTGCTTGATTCCTTCTTTACAACTGCCCCGGCTATTCAAGAGCAGATCATACAAGAGATTGACAGTATGTATCGCTTGCAGGATGCTATGGCAAAGACAGCTAATCCAGTATTGAAGAAGGGGCTTGCTACCCAAATTGATGATATCGCGGAGAATATCAACAAATCTCTAAAAAGAGCGTCTGAAAAGGATGTTTTCACAGGCAAGGTTAAGAGTGCCGAAGGTGCAGCTGCAGGAGCACAAGTAGCTCAAGTGTTTCAGAAGAGTGTGACCGATAATTTCCGAAGTGTTATTCTTGGTAATCAAAAATGGCATAAGGGGCTCAGGGGTGTCCTGTTTAGTTTTAGCGAACAGGTGTTTAATACTGTTACTGATTCTTTTGTACAGGGTTTTACTAAACAGCTATCAACCCTTATCTCAGGCAGCATCTCTGGGATTTTTGATGGAGGCTTCAGTATTGGTGATTGGTTATCCAAGCTAATGAGTCCTCCGAAAACTGTTGCGTTAGGTAGCGTAGAAGCTCCCGTCGTCTCTGATAGCGGGGCTAGCATATTCTCTAGTATGCTAGGGTACTTTGGGGTTAATTCTAAAGCTCCTACAAACACTCTACCATTTGAGAAGGCTGCTAAGACCAGTGACCCTGAGCAAATTGGGGTTCTGCAGAGTGGCTTCGATTCTATGGTCTCTTCTTTTAGAGAGAGTTTCCCAAGAATGGCTGAGATGATCAATTCAGGCTTAGGCGAAACTTTTCTGAAGGGTATTGGAGGCTTGCTGGGTTCTCTGGACGGTGTGTTCCGTAGCATCTTTAGCGTGTTCAATACAATGGGCACTGGTGGGGGCGGTGGGGTTAACTGGCTGGGGATTGGGCTCCAGGTTGCTGGTATGGTGGGTGGGATGATGTCTCCTGCTCCGGCGGCTGCGGGTGCGGCCACGGCTGGCTCTGGGGCAAACCTTGCAACAATGGGTGGTGGTCAGGGGCTTATGCTTAGCTCTGGCTCTATAGGTGCCGCTACCTCGTCTAGCCTGACCAGTACGGATTGGCTCCGTAATATTAAGTTTTCTGGCACGTATGCTATCGGCGGAGTGATTCCAGGTCCACTAGGCTCTCCACAACCTATTATGGGCCACGGTGGTGAGCTTGTTTTGAATAGCCAGCAGCAGCGTGCTCTGCTAAATGGCGAGAATGGCGGCAACACTCAGCATATCACTCTAAACATTCAGGGTGATGTCAGTCGTCAAACTCGCTCAGAAGTTATGCGCCTTATTCCTCAAATCGCTCTTGGCGTAAATGCCCAGAACAAGGAAGCGGGCTCCCGTTAATCATATGGAGGGGTGTAATGCCCCTCCTATGCCTTTGGATAAATATCATGTATGGCGTTTTGAAAAGTAGTGTGAATACCGGGGCAGACGATGAACTTGCCAGCGTATTCTCAACTCCCTTATCGATTAATTCTAACCAGCCTGAGTTCTCTTCAGATACACTCTCATTAAATAGAGTAGTGTCGTCGCAGGGGGTGCAGCGTTGGGAAATTGAAGCAGAGATTATGCCAGTAGATAATACAGCTGAGCATCTCTTGATGTCAGTGCTTAATGGCGGGCATTCTGCGATATATGTGAGAATGCCGCAACCATACACAAAAGTAAAACAAGAATATACAGTTCCAATGCTGTCTGTAGCAAATCAATCAAGCGGTTCAACATCATTGACTGTAAGTGGTGTTAGACCTATCTTAGGCCACTTCATCAGATTTACTGCGCATACTAAGGTGTATATTGTTGCAGGTGTTGTGGATAACGGTGACAACTATGACATCATGGTTTACCCGAAATTGGCAAAGCCTGTAGCTATTAATGAAGTAGTCCAGTACGCATCTCGAGTAACAGCTAAGATGAAGTATGACTCTAATGTTGTACGCGGGATTAAGTATTCAGATGGCGTACTGTCGTCGCCCGGTAGCATTACTTTGATTGAGGATTTGAGATGAGAGTGTATAGCCCTCTAATAAAAGTATTGATGGCTCAAGATGTAATTGAAGCAGTAGTGCTTGTAAAGTTCACTATTGCAGGCAATGACATGTGCCACACTACATGCCCCTATGACTTGGATATTCCTGGACTCGGTTACTTTGAAGCAAACTCGAATTTGGTAAGTGTTGAGTTGCCGAAGATGTCTTCAGTTGTTGATCGCGAAGCATACAAAATCACATATGCAGATCCTGAATTTTATTATCGGGGCTTGTTTCAAGAAGGTGTATTGGGCAGTCCTGTCTCTACTTATATTGTGTTCAGGAATACCACTAATGATGTGTTGGAGGGCATTGGGCCTGGACAACTCGCATTCAATGACATCCTTACGATTTACAGTGGAACAGTAGACGCTCCCTCTTATAATGTCTCTTCTGATGATGTGGTGATGACCACAGTTGAGTGCACATCCCCTATGGGTAGCCTGGATCTTGTAAAAGTTTACAATACCTCGAAAGACTGCGTACAGGGGTATGATGCTACTGACACTGCGTATGATCAAGTATACGAAGGGTCTTCACAAATGCAATTTCTATGGGGTAAGAAATAATGGCAATTACAATGGCAATGGCCATGGTTGCAATGACCGTAATTAGCATCGGTGTGCAAATCTCGGCTGCGCAGTCCGCAAGACGCCGTCAGGCTCGTATGAAGCGCGAAGCGGCAGAAAGAGCCGATCAAGCAAAAGGTTTCACATTCGTCACAGAAGGGCAATCGTCTCCTCTGCCTATCTTTTATGGACGTAACAAAATTGGCGGCATACGCGTTTACCACGCCCTGTCTAGTAATTACGTATTTGCAGAGGCCAACGGTAATTCAAAAGTATTTTGCCCTTACGTCAATCCTGACTCCCGCAGGGTATTCTCTTGTGATGCTAATGGTGCGATTACTCTTGTAAGCGGGATCCCCGAGCCTATCACCGATTATTATGTATTTCCTCGTGGTGGTGAGAGATGGGACGCTGTACAGACAATTCCTTCTACATTTTTCAGTGGTGTCACTGACACTCTGCCTAAAGGAGACTATGCATATTACCCAAAGTTCACCGGAGCTGTGCCTAATGCACTTCCGCCATTTCCGATATTCCCAGTAAACGATGCTAATGGCGCAATGCTTAGTAACCGGACTGGAACTAAGCGTGAATACTTTACAGTAGAACAGGCATTGTGCTTTGGCACAATTAATGATGTAGTCCATGTTCTTGTCGAAGGTAAGGACTGGGATCATCCTAGCTTCTCGGAGACA